TTTGCAACTGACGATGCCCATAGGTCGTCCGCACACTGTATGACTTCCGCGACTTCGGCGGGGACTTCATCGGGGTTCTCCTCGGCCAGCGCCAACAGGTTGAAGCGGACGTTCTTGTCAATGGATAGCTTAGGCTCGCCGTCCTTGTAAACGGTCGCCAGCTTGAGCGCCTGCGGCCCGACACGATCCAATACCCACGCCCGCATCTTGGGGCTGCGCACGGACATGACCGCGCCCTGCGTGACTTCCTCGACCGTTTTCTGGATGTCGGCGCTCTCGGCGTCGGAGTACTGCACCGCGGCCAGCGCCAGCGGGCGATCCAGCAGAACGCCGCGGTCGTTGATCCGCTCGTTGGTCTGATAGTCGGCCAGTTCGTCGTCGGACAGCGGCCGCTGCGCCTGGCTGATCGAACGCATGGCCCGCACGTCCTGTTCGCAGTAGCGCACCATCTCTGCCATCAGCGCCGGGTCATCTCTGAACCCGCCATCCGCCTGCGGGATCGACAGCAGCCTGATCAGTTGTGATCCGCGGTGATCCTTCTTCATGCTCGACCCGGCAAACCGCCCGACATCCTCTAGGCTACCCGGCGCGCAGTTGCCGCGAGCCTGTGCTGCGGTGCAGTAGAACTGCTCCAGCGCGTAGTCGATCTGTAGGACGTACCAAAACACCAGCCGCTCGAACGCGGCGTTGTGCGCCCTGATCTGGCCAGTGTGTTGGCGCACGGCGACGGGAAACGGCTGGCCTGGCAGCCATGTCTGCACCTCGTCGTCGTCAAAGGCGTAAGACATACACAGCACGTCGGTGCTGGCGTGCCTCGCGTAGTTGTAAACGCCAGCAGCCCGCAAATCGCAGCGGCTGCGCGTCTCGAAGTCAAGCCATAGGATAGTCACGGACGCCTCACTTCATCCAGCTACTAGCCGGGGCGGCCCAATCCACCCCGGCGTTCACTTACTGGTTACGCGCGACGACGACGGCGCGGTGCTTCGTCAACTGGCGCGTCGGCTTCCTCGACCGTCTCACCGGCTGAGTCGGCGTCCATGCTGACCCACTTCACAAGGTCGAACACGGGCGTGAAGATGCGACCGTACGACTTGTGCTGGTAATGCTCTTTTTTCAAGCGCACGACCGGCACCGGCTTGGTCTGATCCTTGTCCACCTGCTCAGCGATGGCCACAGCCAGAGCCTGCACGGCACGCTTGCCGCCGACGCTGGTGACGCTGTAGCGAGCCTGAAGACCCTCGTCCTCGCCGTTGGTGCAGGCCAGCGTCATGCCGATCTGCATTTCCCAGCCGCGCTTGGCACCGCCGGGGGCGGGGTCAAGTTCAGGCAACGGTTCAGCAACGCTGACCATCTTCTCGCCAAGCACTTCGCCGTCGCCCCATGCGATATAGCCGTGGACAAACGAGAACGGGTTGATGGCCCAGAGGCTATTGTCCTCGGCCTCGGTCTGGTCGGCACCGAATACCCAGTGGCCGGTCTTGTCCATCTTGAGGATAGCCATGCCGGTGGCGCTGGCCGACGATTCAATCGACCGCAACGCGGACGACAGGGACTTCACGGACGGCAGATTTGCGCCGCCGAAAACAGATACGTTCGACATTGTATTTCCTTCTACTGGATTTTGGCCATAGCCTTCTTGAGCGTATGGCCGATTTGCAACACCGCCGGTCGGGGGTCATTCCCCGGCGCGAGAGTGCTACCACTGGAGACAGAGACCGTCAGGTCACCTGGCAATTCGATTTTCAACTTCTTCAGCGCCTTCTCGGCGACCGCGGGGCTGATAGCCTTTGGTTCGCCCCAGGCCTCGACGCCTGCGCTCGACAGAAACGACACGGCCTTGTCCTCGTCGGCCCACTGGCGTATCGCGCGCTTTGGCACCAGCTTCCAGTCGCCCACGGGCGCACCTTCCTCTAACATCTGCTGCGCCAACGCCTGCAAACCTTTGATAAACTCCTCGACCAGCGGCACCTGATCCAGATAGTGCGCGATCTGATCCGCCGGGATGGCGTCCAGCTTGGTCTTCATCAGCCGGTCAACAGCGCCGGTCAGCAACGGACAGACAGGCTTGGCGCTGCACCACTTGCAATGGTCGCCAGCGGCCAGCGGCGCGCCAGGCTTCATGGCGATCTTAACTGCCCCGGCTAACTTTTGCTCGAACGCCTTGATGCGCTCGACAGTCGTCGCCCACTGCTTGACGCTGGGCGGCTGTACGATGATCAACTCGACCTCGGTCACGCCCTCGAACGCCCATTGCGTTGCTTCCGTCCGCATCGCAGCAGCGGCGTAAAACATCAGTTGCGCGTTTTCGATGACCTCCACGGCGACACCTGATCCGAATTTCCAATCCAATACCACGGCACGATTATCAATGCGGCCAAGTAGATCAGTGCTGCCAAAAACGTCAGGCAGATAGTCCCCAAAACCGACTGTGCTTTCGACAGCATATTCCATCCTTCCGTCTGGGTCGATGATGTTCAGCGCGTCCAGCGCCGGTTGCAGCTTATCCTCTATCAACGCCGGGGTCAGCGCAATGCCGCCGTATGTGCGGCCCAGATGATCCTCTGGCGTCCCGCCCTTGTCCAACACATCCGCGATGGTGTCGTGCAGTAGCGTCCCCTCATTGGTGTAGCTGCTGCTCGGCTGCGGTGGCATCTTGTCCACCAGCGCCACGCTGCCGGGGCAGGCGATGACGCGCTTGGCGGTCGAACCGCCGACGATCTTACTGTGTTGCATTGTACTGTCCTTTATTTGGATGGTGATCTTACACGCTAAAGATTAGAGTGCAAGGGGGCGGCGTCGATAATTCCGGCGGGCTGCGATGTGCTGTTCCAGGCCAGCATCCGTTCACGCCAGCCTATGACCCAGCCCCGCATATAGTCGGCGCTATCGTCGGCGCAGTTGCGGCCCGCTAGACCGTCCTGATAGCCTTCGCTCACGGTCATGCTGCAATACCCCTTGCGCGGCAGGCTTGCGCCAGATGGTGCGGGGCCAGCCCGCGTGATCCGTTCGCTTGCTCATACTCGCGGCACATCCGCCGCACCTCATCCTCTGCGGCGCGGGCGGCGCGCTTGGCGGCGTCCAGTGCGGCCAGGGCGACGGCGCTGCGGTGCAGTATCTCGGTCTCGGTTGTCATGCTTGTGCTTCCTTTGCGTAGGTGAAAGTTTGCCATCCGCGCTTGCGTTGCAACGCGATGATAGACTTTTCGAGCCGCACGGTAGCCTCGCGCACCTGATGGTCGGACATCGACCCGCCAGCGCCTCGGTTGATACCGGCGACATGAACGCTGTCGTGGTCGGTCACGACCTCGACTGGCCTGCTCTTGTCAGGGCGGCGGCGCGGCGTGTCCGCTGGCCTGAACCGCGCGCTCCAATCCAAGATAGTGCGCGGGTTGACGCCATAGTCGCGGGCAACAGCCCCTAAACGCATACCACCCTCATACGCGGCTACTGCCAGGCGGCGGCGTTCGTCGGCTTTCTCCATCCGCGCGGCGTGGACTATGGCGTTTCGGACGGGGTAGCGGCGGATTGCTTTCGCCTTGCGGCTCGACGTTTCCCCCTGTGAAACAGAAACTCCATCGTCTGCTGAGTTTCCTCTAATTTTCGCAACTCCCGCTGCTCGCCGGGGGTCATATATGTCTGCGCTTTGATCTGTCGCAATTGCAGGATGCGTTTCAGCCCTGGCGTCCTGAATAGCGGGTCGATCTCGTAGTCCATGATGCGTTTCGCCATATGAATTACTCATTGGGGGTTTCCTGCTCTTGCGCTGCGAGGGCGGCGCGGGCGGCGTCGGCGGCGCTGTAGGCAACGTAGGCGGCGCTGAAGGCGTCGTAGGCAAGCTCAAGGACGGCGTCGTAGTCGTCCCGTGCGGTGGAAACGCGAGCAGCATTGTACGCGGCCCTCAATTTTTGCAGATAAGTCATTGGGCTGCTCCTAATGGGTTTGGCAGCAGCCACTCGGCAATCTCAAATTTGCCGTTGCCGTTCTGCACAAGAGGGAAACTCTCGCCGTTTATGTCGGTAAGCGCGTAACGGCCTGCTGACATCAACATAGAGTGCAACAGGTGGTGCAGGCTGCTAAACTGCTCACGGGGAACGCTGCGCAACTCGCGCACAGCCTTTTCTACTGTCGCCGGTTTCATGCGTCTTGCTCCTTCTCTTGCGCTGCGAGGGTGGCGAGGTAGGTAACGGAGGCGGCGCGGGCGGCGTCGAGCGCGGCTTCCCATGCGTCAAGGGCGGCGTCGCGGTCGGCGTATACAACGGCGTCGAAGGCGTTGAGGGCGGCGTATACGGCGGCGTCCCGGTCGGCCTTCAGTCTCTCGATCTTAGTCATTGGTCAGTCTCCCTCTCTTGCGCTGCGAGGGCGGCGTAATACGCGGCGCGGGCGTCATAATAGCGGGCCAGGGTGAAGTAATAGCGGGCGCGGGCGTCGTAAGCGGCGTATGGGTCGCCAGCAGGAACGACGGCGTAGTCAGTCAGTGTGGCGTTATAGGCGTCCAATGCGACGCGCCAAGCGGCGTCGGCAGCGGATTTCAGTTTCTGAATTTCGTCAGTCATGCGAATTGGCTTGCGCGGCGCGGGCGGCGTTGTAGTCGGCGCGGCGCGGTCAGCGCGAACGGCAGCGTCCCATGCATCCCATGCGGTTTGCATTTCGGCTTTCAGTCTCTGGATTTCGTCAGTCATCGGTCATTTTCCTATCTGTATGGAATGGCGGCTATCCACGGCGCGAAGGCAATGGCCAGCGCCAACACGATCACGATGATGGACTGGCGCAAGGTGAGGTGGCGCTTGCCGGGGCGCTCGGGGTCAATCATTCGGATACCCTTCCCTAAATGCCAGTTTACCCGTCAGCCAAAGCACCTCCGCCTGCAGCCCCTCAATCTCCGCCGCTTGGGCCTCGATGCGATTAGCGGCGAGCAGACTGAGCGGGGCGGCATACGGTATGTTAACCCGCAGCAGCGCCACTATTCCCGCATCATCTTCAGGCATCACCATGTCAGTATCCAACCGATCGGCAGGGCCAGGATTGCCAGCGCAAGGCCAGCACCGGCCACGGTGGCGGCTACACGGGCAAGGCGGCGGTTGCGGCGGTCGCGCTCGAGCAGCGCGGCGAAGGTTATGTATCGGGTCATGGTTAGTCCTCCCATATTAGAATTAGCAGGGCCATCAGCAGCCCCATAAGCGCGGCGATCATGTTCGCGGGCGCCGCGTTTGATCATAATAATAGTCCAAAGCGTGACGTATTTTATCCGTCAGCGGCGCAATGCTATCTAAAACGTCCGCCGCTAGGCGCGCGTGTTCGTTGCGCTTGGCAGTGCGTTCGGGCCGTAACAACACGTTGTTGTTGTGATGCAGCGCCTTATTCTCCGCGCGCAACCGCTTGGCTAACGACACGGCGTCAGCGGCTATTATCCGCGCTTGCGTCAGTTGCTCGTGCAGCACGGCAATCTTGTTGTCGCGGCGTGTCAGCATCCCGCGTAGGACGCTGTTAGAGCGGGCGGGCGCGGTCATGCGTCACCCGTAGCGCGCAGGTCTTCTATGTCGCGTTCCAGCCGCGCCACGTTAGCCTCTAAGGCGTCTATGTAGTTGCTATCATTCTTGCGTATGCTCAGGGCCTCCGCCAGCGCCTCGCCTAGCACTAGGGCCAACTCGCTATCACTATGGCGGGCCATCTCTACCAGCGTCCTGTCAGGGCAAGCGCGGTAATAGTCGCGGTCAAGGTCGGTTGTCATTATCTTATCCTCCACAAAAACCGCTGTCGCAGTCAGGTTCTTCTTCTACATCCGGTTTATACTTCCCCCGGTCGGATTGCGCCCAGCGTATCACCTCGCGCACACCATCCGCACCTGCATAGGCCTTGGGGCGAAACATCACGCGGCCAACATCGCTTTCTAACTGTTCAATTTCCGCGATGCGGGTTTCTGATACGTTCCGCAAATCGGCGCGGCTGCTAAATATGCACGGGCTGCATTCTAACGAACGATGCGGCAGCATTTCAAACGGTGTACGCGCAATTAATGCGTTGCGGTCATCATCGCTAAATTCAACCAATGGCGACCATAAAGCCCGCCCGCCGTGGCTATCACTTACAGGGACAAACGCGGGGGTTTGCGCGCGGCGCAAACTTTCGGCGCGGCGTACACCATTAACCGCAACCGCTATGCGTTCAGGATCATGCGTTTCTAGCCATCGCTTTGCGGGTTCGATTTTTAATTCACCTGTGCAAAACTGCATCATCCCGCGCGGAAATGTTTTGCGTTTACGCGCCAAGTCAGCAAACCCTATTGATGTTGTGCGATGCGTTTCGAAACCGATTGACTGCGCCCAAGCTTCGGCCTTTTCGACGCGCGCCAGCCAGGTCGGTTCAGCCCAACCCGTGTCACTAAACAATGCCACGCAACGACGCCGCTTGGGCAGATCATGTTCGTGCATCAATTGTGCGGCGGCTAAACTGTCGTTGCCCCATGATGAAAACAAAACAAAATCGGGATAGGCGTTTGCGGTCATGATGCGGATTCCTTTCCGGCGGCAACAAGCGCCGCTACCGCGGCCTGTTCGGCAGGTGTGCGGTTGTGCGGGTGCTTGGCTATGACGCGCACGATTTGCCCCCGGCTGAACCCGTGCGCAGCTAGAATGTCTTGATCAGTCATTGGTCTAATGTCCTTTCGTTGCGTGTGAGTGTCAGGCGGTGCGTTCGATCATGATGTTGCGCATATCGCCGGGTAGCATCATGCGGCAGCCGCGCGGCAAGTCGGCGATGACATCGCCAAGCTCGCCACCGAATTCGTCGGCGACATCGTCAGCGGCAACGTCGGCAAGCTCGACCAACACGGCGGCGACATCAGCGGCGGTGTAAGTGTCGCCGTGCAGCGGATGATAACGGTCATCGTGATAGGTGGTGATGGCGAACATGGCGGAGTGTCCTTTCGATTGGATTGGATTAGTCCAAGATACCGCGCATTGCCGCGCGGATTGACGTAAATGTATAACGCGCGCCGTCTGGCGTTTTCGTTTGATTAAACTCATGCAACGTCTCTAGCAGCCGCCGCGCGGCAAGGTCGCGTGTAGGGCCGCGTCGAGCAAATCGCCGCGCCAAATCGTACAGCCATTCGTCGTTATTGAGCCAAAGGCTGACATTCCACGCAGGCCATGAACGATGCCCGTTGTGTGCGGTAGTCATAGTAAAGTATCCTTTCGTTGCGTGGATTGTCGGCGCGGCGGTTAGACCGCGCCGGGTGAGGCTAAGCGGCAAGCGTGAGGCTATCAACGGATGCCCATGTGCGATTGTAGGTGGCATGATCGCGGATGATGGCGACGTTGCCACGCGGCGTTTCTACCAATGTGCCGCGATGCGTGACGCCATAACGCGCCCAAATTACCGCGTCGCCTGCCTTGAAGTTTGTGGTCTGCATCGGAGGGTCCTTTCTCTCGTGGTGTTGCCTCATCATACTAGCGGCGGACCATACTGCAACACCTTTTTGTGCAAGATTACTAATTTGTAATGTTAGGGGTGATTTGTGGGCGTTTTGGGTGGAAAGCTAGGTAACAAGCGACCAGGAAAAAACCCATGTTTTGCGGGGTTGTAAGCGCGGCGAATCAACGTGTTAGCGTGGGGGGCTTGGCGGATTGTCATTTTATTGCTGTTATTTTTAAGCAAGAAAAAGTAGTATATATAGATATGTGCATATGTGCCCATGTATTCCAGCTGCGACTGAAACCAGCGTGGCAAGACCGCCAAGAACGCCCAGAACACGATTGTGTTGCGAACCAGGCGCACGCGCATCCTTGGCGTTCTGGGTCGCCATGTAACTAGTCGGCTAGCAACTTGCTATGTCCCTACCCAGACCGCCAATGAATGACCGCGCCAGTCGCGCGCCCGCCGACCAGGTGTTTTGTTGCCAAGACCGCCAAGCCAGGGCAAATGACCGCGCGCAATCCTGCACGTACCGTGCGCCCGCGCGTCCGCCAGCCTGCGCGTAGGGGGGGTGGGGGCCGGCGCGTGCGTGACTGTCACGGGCAGGGTCCGCGAACAATTTTTTGCAAACCGTAAAACGTAAAAATCAAAATTTTTTTTGCATATTGCCCACGTCACCCGCAACGGTTACTGTCGCGCACCATGAGTTTCTACTCTCTACCCTTTACCCCTGAACGGCCCGAAGCAACCGAGGCGCGGTTGGAGGCCATATACGCAGCCGCGCGCTATGGCCTGAAGGGCGACAGTTTGGCGATGGCCGCGGGCCTGACGCCCAGCCAATACCGACGCCTTCAGGAGTTTGACCCGCTGGTCGAGATGGCCGAGATGAAGGGCCGCTCCGAGGGCGAGTTCAACGCCGCCAAGACGCTGTACGACGCCGCCGCCGCGGGCGACGCCAAGGCCGCGCTTGACATCCTCAAGCATCAGCATGGGTGGGTGGCCAAGCAGCAGATCGACGTAAACATCGACCAGCAGATCAGCATTATTGCGGCTTTGGAAAAAGCTGAATTACGTGTTATAGAAGGTCTCTATACGGAAGTGGAGGACGCACCAACGTCCTCCACGTTCCTGACCAACCAACAAGAGGACATTGTTGATGGCTACCGAACTGATAACGCAAGAGAGGCTGAAAAGTCTACTGGCATATGACCCCAACACGGGGCATTTATCAAATCTTGTCCGGCGAAATACGCGCGCCGCGCCCGGCGCACGCGCAGGCAGTTTAACAACTGACGGGTACATATCTATCGCTATAGATGGCAAAAAATATCAAGCGCACCGCTTGATATGGCTGTACATGACCGGCGCATGGCCCGACAAAGAAATCGACCACATAAACCGTAACCGCGCCGACAACCAATGGCGCAATCTTCGCCAAGCAAGCAGGTTAGAAAATAGCTGGAATACTAACGGGCATTCCAAAAGCAAATCAGGGTTAAAAGGCGTGGCGTATGTAGCCCGCAGCGGTAGATGGCAAGTTCAGATGCGCGTTCGGGGCCAAACGCATTACATAGGTATATATGATAGCGTAGAAACAGCCGCCGCGGCACGCGCAGACGCAGAAAGACGCTTATATGCAAGCTCCGATATATAACGCACAAGAGGAGATGGCCTTGATGAGTCGGCTATGGTCGCCGACTATCAAGGATGACCCGCTGGCGTTCGTACTGCTGACCTACCCGTGGGGTGAGAAGAACACGCCGCTGGAGAACTTCACCGGGCCGCGCAAGTGGCAGCGCGAGGTGCTGACAACCCTGCGTGACCACATCAAAGCTAACAACGGCAAGATCGACTACGACACGTTCCGCAACGCCGTGGCGTCAGGCCGCGGTATCGGCAAGTCGGCGCTGGTCAGTTGGCTGGTGCATTGGATGCTGTCTACGCGCATCGGCTCGACAACCATCGTGTCGGCCAACAGCGAAGCGCAGCTTCGGTCGGTGACCTGGGCCGAGATAACCAAGTGGCTGGCGATGGCCATCAACAGCCACTGGTTCGAGATCGCCGCCACACGCATCATGCCCGCGAAGTGGATCACGGAACTGGTCGAGCGTGACTTGAAGAAAGGTACACGCTATTGGGCCGTGGAGGGTCGGCTGTGGTCAGAAGAGAACCCCGACGCCTACGCGGGGGTGCACAACTGGGATGGCGTGATGCTGATCTTCGACGAAGCGTCGGGTATTCCCGACAGCATCTGGTCGGTCAGTGACGGGTTCTTCACGGAAAACACGCCGCACCGCTTTCACATCGCGTTCTCCAACCCGCGGCGCAACACTGGCTACTTCTACGAGGCGTTTAACAGCAAGCGTGCGTTCTGGCGCACAAGCAACATCGACGCGCGGGATGTCGAGGGAACCGACAAGAACCTGTACCAGCGCATACTCGACGAGTACGGCGCGGATAGCTACCAGGCCAACGTAGAAGTCTATGGTCAGTTCCCGTCAGAAGGCGACGATCAATTCATCCCGGTCAATCTGATCGACGACGCCATGAAGCGGCCACGGCAGAAGGACGAGACTGCGCCCATCGTCATTGGCGTCGATCCGGCACGCTTTGGATCAGACGCTACCGTCATCGCGGTGCGGCAGGGCCGGGACATCATCGACATCAAGCGGCTGCGCGGCGCAGACACGATGGAAGTCGTCGGTCACGTCATTGACGCCATAGAAGAGTACAAGCCTGCGCTGACCGTCATCGACGAGGGCGGGCTGGGTGCGGGCGTCGTGGATCGGCTGAAGGAACAGCGGTACAAGATCAGGGGCGTCAACTTCGGCAGTAAAGCCAAGAACCAGATCATGTGGGGCAACAAGCGCGCTGAGATGTGGGGCGCCATGCGTGACTGGCTCAAGACAGGCAGCGTGCCAGCGGACAGGTTCCTGAAGTCTGACTTGATCGGGCCTAAGACGAAGCCAGACAGCAAGGGTACGCTGTTCCTTGAGTCGAAGAAAGATATGCGTTCGCGTGGGCTGGCGTCACCAGACGCCGCGGATGCCATCGCGGTGACGTTCGCGTTCCCTGTAGCGTCACGCGAAGGGCGCGTTGACAACAAGAGAACGCGCGCGTATTCTCCCGGCGGAGTTATTAATTCTTGGATGGGGTCTTGAAATGGCCGACAAGAAAAAGTCTGTTTCACTGGCCGTGGGCCGCGGGGAAAAGCTGCCCGTGTCCAAGGGCGCGGGACTGACTGAGAAGGGCCGTGCCAAGTACAACCGGGAAACCGGGTCAAACCTCAAGGCACCAGCGCCTAATCCCAAGACCAAGGCCGACGCAGGCCGCAAGGCATCATTTTGCGCTAGGATGGGCGCGGTAGCGGCTAAGGCCAAAGACGGCGAACGTGCTAAGGCCAGCCTCAAGCGGTGGAAATGCTAATGAAGAAGCCAGGTCTCTACGCTAACATCAACGCCAAGAAGGAGCGGATTGCCGCTGGTTCTGGCGAAAAGATGCGTAAGGTGGGTGCCAAGGGTGCGCCCACGGCAAAGGCGTTCAAAGAGAGCGCCAAGACAGCTAAGAA